AGATTACCCAATGACAAACATTATATATACGTCAAAAATTTCTTCGAAAAGCATTGGAATCTATACAAAAGTTGGAAGTATTGTGTTGTTCTAGACGATGTTGCATTTATGAACCCAGATAAGGCTCCGCAAGGAGACCCATCTATTGGTGAATTTTTGCAAATAATGAATAACATCACATACATTCCAGAGCAAGCAGATTTGGCTGACAAGGGTAAAACCCCTTTTAGAGCCAAGCTTGTTCTAGCTACAACTAATACAAAAGATTTCAATGCCCACCACTACTTTAGCTGCCCTTCAGCAGCTCAACGACGTTTCCCTTACATAGTACAACCAGTAGTAAAACCCGAATTTCGACAAAAAGATTGTATGTCTTTAGACACTTCAAAAACGTTTGTTCGTGAAGGAGAGTATTCAGACTATTGGACTTGGAGTGTTTTCAAAATTACACCACGTCCTTTAAATCAAAAAAGATATTTAGCAAACGAAACAAAAATTTTAGATAATGTAGATCTCAAAACTTTCCTTAAATGGTATGGAAATGCCATCGACGAACATCTTCGTAGTCAGGCAGGTATGAAGAAGGCTATAGACAATCACAGTTCCATAAAAAATTGCTTCAATTGTCATTTACCAACTTACATGTGTGATTGTGAATTACAATTTGGAGATCAAGGTTGGCACCACATGTTCAACCGAGCAGCTATGACATTCAATTCATTCAGTTTCATGCGAAAAGTTTTCGCATTTCTTCTACTAGCTTGCTACTTCAGTCCGCCTATCATAATATTCATTATGTGGATCATAGGTTATATTTTAGCTTTTGTGTTCACATTTAGTACCTTAGTTGTTATGACTATGGATTGGCGAACCTATGTAAACGTCACATACTACTTACACCCAATTAGAATAGTTCAGTTCCTGATTCGTCTTTTTCTCCCAACTTGGAGAAGAGAAGATATACTCTGGTGGATTCCAACAGAGTTATGCCTCGGAGTTTTAAAATTCTTTGGCTATGTATCACCGAATAGTAGAGAGTATTGGGAACAGTTAGGTTTCCGTGTTCAAAATAGAATGTATAATGCCCCAAACTGGGTTAAAACATTGGGTTCTGCTGTTGTCGCAGCAGCCCTTGCATATAAAATCAAATCATTTATGTCAACTATACAAAAAAACCAAAAACATGTTTATATAATTCCAAAAGATAAATACAAAAAAACAGAAAAAGGGTACGAATTTGTACCCCAAGGAGGTGAGCAATCAACAAGCAAACCCCCTCAAACTACTAAACAAGAGAGAGAAAATGTTTGGTTCAAGGATAATTACGAATTGTCGAATTATGATTTGACAGACGTAATAACATCATCCAAGAGCTTAAACTTTGAATCTTTTATTAATTTAGTAGTAAAAAATTGTTGTGTTTTCCGTGCTGGGAAATACAACAATAGAGGATTTTGTCTGAAAGGACATATTTATCTTCTAAACAAACATTTTGCTAATCTTATCGAGGATATGAGTGTTGTAACAATACAATTCCAGGGTTCAACATCTGGGATTTCATCTACAACACCTTTCGTCTTTGAGAAAAGTAGAATAAAATTTGTACCTAATTCTGATCTTTGTCTGATTAGAATTGCCAATTTGCCACCACGTAAAGACCTTACTGGGTATTTGCCCAAAGAGAGTTTAAGTGGAGTGCATAAAGGCATATCATTAGGTATAAATTTTGATGGTTCATTGTATAAAAATTGTTTTGATCGTTCTTCAAAATACTTACAATGTACTATTACACAACTAGATGAAAAAATTGATGTGTGGGAAAAAACAGGCACTTTCCCCTCTCAAAGAGGAGATTGTGGTTCAATTACCATACTTAATACATCATCTGGTTATGTTCTGGCTGGGATACACGTTTGTGGAAAAGATAATACATTGATTTGCAATGCAATATCAAATAAATTATTGGATTATACAAAAGATTTTCCTAGCTCGGACATACAAAGTGGCAGAGCCAATTTCAACGATGTTGAAGGCTATGTTGTGCCATTGTCTGGCACTTTACACTACAAAAGTCCTGTTCGATATATTGAACAGGGGCATGCGGATGTCATTGACTCTAGTTTAGGATTTAGAACAAAGAATAAATCTAGAGTTGAAAAAACCTTAATCTTCGATTCCATGGTAAAACGTGGTTTTGAAGAAAAATACACGAGTCCAGAAATGAACTCGTACAAACCTTGGCGGATTGCATTAATCGACATGGTTGACCCTGTATACAAATACAGTGAAGACCTATTAGATATGTGCAAAAAGTCATATTTGGACAAAATTTTGACAAATTTAGATCCATGCGAGTTTGACTTGCTACACCCATATGATGATTTCACAGTCATTAATGGTGCAGCAGGAATAACTTTCGTAGATAAAATAAATAGAAATACGTCCATGGGTAATCCCTGGAAGAAGAGTAAAAAATACTTTATTTCAGAAGGAGAACCCACTCAACTAAACCCCGATCCTGTTATTTTCGATGAGAGTGTTATGAGTCGTGTCCGCGACATTGAAGAATCTTATAAACGCGGAGAGGTTTGTCATGCAAACTTCTGCGCTCATTTGAAAGATGAACCAGTAACATTCAAAAAGAAAGAAATGGGAAAAACTCGTGTTTTCGCAGGGGCGCCTGTTGATTTCACAATCGTAGTACGGAAGTATCTACTTTCGGCGATTCGAGTCATTCAAAGAAATACTCACATTTTTGAAGCAGCTCCAGGTACTATAGCACAATCGAAGGAGTGGGGAGATATATATAGATATGTCACTCATTTTGGAGAAAATAAAATAGTAGCTGGAGATTATAAATCATTCGATAAACGAATGCCACCAGCATTTATGCTGGCTGCTTTCGATATTTTGGAATCGTTGTGTAGATTGAGTGGAAATTACGATGAAGATGACCTTAGGGTCATTCGATGTATAGCTCAAGACACTTGCTATCCTTTCATGGACTACCACGGTGATTTTATAAAATTTCATGGGAGTAATCCGTCAGGACACCCCCTAACAGTTATAATAAATTCAATTGTGAATAGTCTGTATGTTAGATATGCATATATATACAACAATCCAGAACACGAATGTTTAAGCTTCAATGATAATGTTCATTTGATGACTTATGGTGATGATAATATCATGGGCATTAGTGATAATATCCCTTGGTTTAATCATACAACCATACAACACGCACTCGCCTCTATGGGTATTACCTATACGATGGCAGATAAGGAAGCACAAAGTATTCCTTATATCCATATTAAAGATGCCAGTTTTCTAAAGAGAACTTGGAGATATGAGAAAGAATTCAAAGATTACGCTTGTCCCTTAGACGAAGATTCAATAATCAAAATGTTGATGATTTGTGTGAGGAGTAAGACTATAACACCTGAATTCCAGATCATGGAATCCATAAAATCTGCAGTAATGGAGTATTTTTGGTATGGAAAAATAACTTTCGAAGAGAAGAAAAAGATGTTACTAGAAATAGTAAAAGAAAATGATCTCGAGAGTTATATACAAGATTCCACATTCCCCACGTGGAAACAACTTGTCAAAGACTGGAAAAGATACAGTCGAGGGGGAAAAATGGAGAGAGAAGAACACTACGAAAAGAAATATAACTATGAGTTACAAAGTGGTAATGAATTTCGACAGATTATCGATCAAGGACATTTTGTTATTGATAATAATATTGTTTATTCATCGCCAATACGTGTTCAACAAGAAATTGATATGTTCACGTGGACTTATGTTGTATCACCTATGTTGTCCATATGGTGCACTTTTTATATAGTTTACTTCACATCTACATTTAAAAAGACAGATGGTTTTTTAACCGTATTCTGTTATCTCAGACTTCTTAACACGATGTGTCACTACCAACTCTATTATTTACCGTTCTATTTTATACCTAGAGCTAATATTTTTATTATTAAAATTTTTGCGATAGTTGTAGAGACTGCACGATATATTGAGAGTTATGGAAGAAAGATACTTGAAAAAAGAAGATTGAGAAAAATGGCTTTAGCTATAAAGTCACAACCAAAATATAGCAGTACGTTTCGATCTGTTCAACGAGAGAATTCCGACCCACTAGTCAGAGAAAGTGTGCGAAACGTAGCTAAAAACCACCAGGGCGTTCCCCAAAGTCCCTATTTAGGGAAGAGGATGGTTGAACCTCAAAATGGGCCGGATAGAATCAGTAAGAATGAGTCTTCTACTGGTTCGAAATAACCGACTTGCAAACACACCTACCGATGCCACGGTACTAAATGGCACCACCACAGTCAATGAGTTCGGAAACTTAAAACTAACTCACCTTACAACGCGTCAGAATGATATTCTTGAAAAAGAATGTATTGCTACATTCGTGCCATCAGTGTATGTTAAAAAATTTATGTACAAGCACATGAGAGAACTAGAATTAGCTTCTTCAACTTTTAGACATTTAGTTGTCTTATATTTGAGAACACGATATGATGAAACAGTTGAAAATTCCCCTCTTTTAGGGACACCGTTTGATTATGCCACATCCTTGAATGTATGGCACTTGCTCAGTGAACACTGTGGCTTGCCTATGAAGAGAGAATTTAATGACATTTTGACGGGCTATTGCATAGCCAATTACCACCACTTCATGCCTACCTTAGAAAAAGACTGTATGGCTGCTAACGCCATAATCATGAAGGATAATATTGCAACACTTTCTAAGGAATATATTGATTTCGAACTTCAATCCGGTGAAACAACTGGAAATGAAGCAGAAGGAGATAAACAAGGTTCAGAACCAATTTTGTCTTATCGAGATGAAAATCCGGGTCAAGCAATTAAATTTGCACCTCCACAAGATAACACCTTTACAGATGATTATACCGGAGAAGTTGACCTTGATTCTTTCTTATCTCGTCCTACATTGATAGCTACATATACGTGGGCTAATGGGAATGCACTTAACCAATTCTTCAAACCATGGGATTTATTTTTTAATAATCCTGTGATTAAAAGAAAGATAGAAAATTATGCATATGTCAATTGTAATTTACATGTTAAAATTATGATAAATGCATCACCTTTCTACTATGGTTTAGCTTTAGCTTCCTACAAACCTATGTTAGACTATCAGCCAGGTAAAATTCGTGAAATCTCTGGAGATGTGGGACATCTTTGTCCTAGATCACAGAGACCACATATTTGGTTGTATCCTGCCTCTTCACAAGGCGGAGTCTTGGAGTTACCATTTGTTTATAAGCAAAATTGGCTACGATTAATATCTCGATCTGAAGTTCAGAATATGGGCGAAATCAATATAAGGAGCGTATCTCTTTTAAAGAATGCGAACAATATTGCAGGTACGGGCGCTACAATTCGTGTATACGCTTGGGCTACTAATGTCAAATTAAGTGGTCCTACCTATTCAGCAGCTTTACAATCTGGTGATGAGTATCAAGACGAAAAGGGTCCAATATCAAAAGTAGCTAGTGCTGTAGCTGATGCAGCCAATGCTCTAACTGTTATACCTGTAATTTCTCCTTTCGCGACAGCGACAAACATTGCTGCTACTGCCGTAGGTTCAATCGCTTCTTTGTTTGGTTGGACCAATGTGCCTAATATAGCAGCTTCCCATCCATTTAAGAGTCAACCTTTTCATGCTATGGCTTCACCTGAGATATCAACGTGTGTTGAAAAGCTAACTCTAGATCCTAAAAATGAATTGACAGTGGATCCTAGGGTGTGTGGATTAGAAGGAGATGATGAGTTGCTCATCACAAAATTTTGTGAGAGAGAAAGTTTCATTGGCTATACTAATTGGTTGTCTGTTGATCCTGTCGATCATCAACTAATGAATGTTTTAGTCCACCCTTTTATGCAAATTTTGGATAATGGTTCTACACCACCAACAAATCAAATGACACCTATGGCTTTGACTCAAAGTATGTTTTCATACTGGCGAGGAACTATTAAGTATAGGTTCAGATTTATTTGCACAAAATACCACAAAGGTAGGGTAATAATATCTTATGATCCTCAAAATGACATGAATGGTACTGCACCTGACTATTATAATACGAGTTTTTCTCGTATTATCGATATAAGTGAAGAACCTGATGTAATTATCGAGGTACCTTGGATGGCTAAACAAAGTTGGCTTAAAACTGAAACTTTGATGACTTCTGAATTAATTTCACCATACACCCCATCTGCTCCAGCAGTCAAATCTATTGATCCTAATAAGCACAACGGAAAGTTGTCCTTAAGAGTTTTTACAGAGCAAACATCTCCTGTCGCTTCTGCTGACATAATGGTTGTATACTCCGTAATGGGTGGGAATGATTTACAATTTGCTGGTCCCAGAGAAGTACCAAATCTAACGAATTTTGAAATACAAAGCGGAGATTCTGAGAATATGATGGGTAACCCATCTGTAATAACAATACGTCGGACCATAGATAATGAACACTTAAATTTAGTAAATATGGGTGAAAAAGTACATTCATTACGCACGTTATTGCGCAGATCGAATTTCTATAGATATAGAGCTAGTTACCCTGATAATACTTCATTAATTGCTTTCAATACCATTAAGACCCCTCGGATTCCTGTTACAATGGGTTATGATCCTAATGGTTATGACATAGCTAATGATATTGTAGGACTCGGAACGCATCGTTTTAATTATGTTCAAACTGGACCATTTCAACTGCTTATAAATTGCTTTGTGGGCTATCGTGGATCAATGCACTGGAAATATAATGTTTCTGGCAGAAATCCCATTGCCTCCATATATGCTTTTAGAACTGATGAAACACGGTCTAATGAAGATGGTTTTTCCACAACAATTCCAACAAGCGCTTCCGGAGATTACATTTCATATGCTTACGCCGTTGATCTACCTTGTGGTAGTGCTGGTTTAAGCCTAACAAATCAACATACTCAGGCGTCTGTGGAGGTTTCAGTACCTATGTATAATAGATTCCGTTTTCAATCAACGGACCCTGCTAACACAGTTATTGGCACTTCTATAGATGATTCTGATATTGATTCTATTAAGGTTATAAGTAAACATCAGCCTGTCGCATCTACAGCAGATGAAACAAGGGGAACTGGTTATGAAATATATTATTCTATTGGTACCGATTTTACGTTTTTGTGGTTCTTGAATGTTCCAACATTTCAATTGGTATCTTCTATGCCTACTCCAGCATAGTAAATCTAAAATTCAACCGCACGGTGGTTGAATCTCTATTTTAGAGTTTATTCCGTGCAACAGTATAAATCGAATATATTAAATTATATAGTATTTGGCGAGATTTTTGATCCCGTGCTGTTGCATGGGAGGGTAAAAAAGATATATTATATCTAATGTGGCAATTAAATTTGGCATATTAATACCTAATTTTTTATTCGGCATTACCGTGATTTTTTACTGTTGCATACGAATTAC